GAATACACCTGTTAGAGGTTATGAGATATTTGCCAAAGATATAACTATGACTAAAAATGGTTATTATAGAGTATGGATTGGTTTAAGATTACCAATGGGTGAATATAATAAGATGTATAACTTTACAATCGCAGAAGCTGTTGATGCTTACAATGTAAAATCAAAAGCTAAAGTTGCGTTTGAAAAGCTAGAGGAAAAATCAAATGAAGATAGTAATATACAGTAAAAATAACTGTCAATTTTGTACCAAGGCGAAGCACCTTGTTAAGACGCTTGGCCTTGAGTATGTAGAAAAGTCTTTAGAAAAAGACTTTGATTCTAATCCTGTTAAACTAGTAGAAGATATAGGTAAACAAGTTAGAACAATGCCACAAATTAAGATTGATGATAAATTAGTTGGTGGTTATAATCAACTCATAGAATACTTTGCCGATAAAGGTTTAGTAAATTTTAAAGGTGAAGTAATTGACCAAAAATAAAGATTATGAAAATGTGATACCTTTTCCTACAAATAGAATTGTAGAAAAGACAACTTCTGGTCCTAGTAAAAAAGACCAAAAGTTTTTAGATGAGATGCATAAACAACAAACAAAAGAGTTTGTTGAGACTAGTGTAGATGATATGAGTATGAACTTATTAAAAGGTTTTTATAATATGGGTATTAAAACAGATAGAGGTGAGTTTACAAAAGACTTAGCTATGTTAGTTGATACAATGAGAGGTTTAATATATAGAGATTTTAATATGAAACACCCATCACAGGTATTGTCAGAAAAAATGGTAGAGCTAAAAGTTAATAGAGACGGCGGACAAAGTGCTAGAATTAACTACGATATATTTCATAAAGGTAAAGTAAATAAACCTTTAAGTAAAGAGATTAAAGAGGAATTAAAAGATGGCCCAGGTATTTTTGAGCCAGATGGAGACCTTGACAAATGAATTCGCTAAGAATCGCCTTCGCAGGTTGTAAAATAGTAAACTTAAACTCAAATATAAAAAGGAGTATATATTATGTTTAAACAATTAACAAATCTATTTGCTAAAGATGAGCTAGTAAAAGTTAAAACAGTTAAAAGAACTGTTGAGACTAGAGGCAGAAAGTCTTTATCAAAAAAACAAAAACTACTTAACTTACTATCTAAAGGTGGTAATGTTGCGTGGACTACAATTCAAAGTAAATTTGAATTAGAGTCTCCTAGATCAATGATTGATACGCTAAGAGCGGAAGGTTATATGATTTATGGTAACAGAGTTGGTGGTAAAAAATACTACAGAATGGGTACGCCTACTAGAGCTATCGTTGCTGCTGGTATCAAAGCGTTATACGGAACTCCGTTCAAGTATGACAACCACAAGGTTTCTGTAAAGAGATCAGACTTAATCGCACTTGATGCGTAATTAAATATGGGGCGCTTCGGCGCCCCTTATTCTTATGGATTTTACACATGGAATATTAATGTTTATTATAGGTTGTACAGTTACCTTTATTGGTTTCTTTACAGCTTTTCTTATTATAAATTATAATAGAAAAAAAGAAAAAGAATTAGAAGAAGCTAAAAAGAATAGACCAGTTGGATATTGGGGTGACGACACAGTATGATAGATGATTTAATCATAGACCAAATAGAACAACAGACTATGGATAATAATGTTGCTGTATTATTATCTGGTGGTGTAGATAGTTTATCAGTTGCATTCGCTGCTCAGAGAATGGGTAAAAAGATAACTGCATATACATTTCATTTAGAGGGTAATAGATCATATGACGCTATGAAAGCGGCAGAGGTATCTAAATTATTTGGTTGGGATTGTCATACAATAGTTGTACCTACATTTAATTTAGTAAAAGATTTTCAAAGATTAGTAAAAGAGGTTAGATGTAAAAAGAAAACACATTTTGAATGTTGCTTTCCTTTTTTATATGTATATCCAGAGATCAAAGAACAGGTAGTGTTAAGTGGTTGGGCAGCAGATGGTTATTACGGTATATCTAAAAAGGCTATGTTACATTATGGTCCAGGTAAATCAAAAGAAAAGTTTGATGAATTTAGAGACAACTATTTTGATATAAACAATCAAGCTGGTTATCTATGGCATGAGTTGATTGCTAGAAACAATAAGAAACAATTAATTACACCATATCTATCAATGACAGTAAAAGATTTCTTCTACAATAAAACTTGGGAAGAACTAAACAAACCATTTCAAAAACATCATGTTGTAAATGCGTTTGAAGAATTTAAGAAGTTTAAATTTAAGAAACATATAAATCTACAATTAGGTGCTGGCGTAGATAAATTATTTGAAACATTAATAGATGATAAGTTTATTAATTTTAAATTTAGAAAAAGAGTTATGGATATATGTAGAGACTGGTCTAATATGTCAGATGATATAGGAGTGCTACAATGATACTAATAGATTTAAACCAAGTTATGATTTCAAACTTGATGGCACAGAATAAAGGTGATCTAACTGAACTACCAAGTAAAGATGCTGTTAGACATAGTATCTTAAATACAATAAGAGCATTTAATGTAAAGTTTAGAGAAGAATTTGGTGAAGTGGTATTGTGTGCTGACGCAGCTGATCCATGGCGTAGAGATATATTTCCAAACTACAAACACCAGAGACGTAAAGGTAGAGTAGAGAGTAAAATAAATTGGGATGGTTTATTTAAAATTATGAGTGAGATAAGAGAAGAATTTTCTATCAAACTACCATATAAACTTATGCATGTAGAAAAGTGTGAGGCAGATGATATAATTGCTACACTTGTCGCACAGAGAACTGAGGACAAGTATTTAATTATATCTGGTGACAAAGATTTTATACAACTACAACACTATGGTGATGTTTACCAATTTAGTCCTTTACTAAAAAGTTTTATAGGTGAAAACCAAGATGCAACTATATTTTTAAGAGAACAAATAATTAGAGGTGATAGATCAGATGGTGTACCAAATATTTTGAGTGATGACGATATATTTTTAAGAGACGAGAGACAAAAACCAATTAACAAAAAAAGATTGGCAGAGTGGTCAGATACAGATAACATACCTCTTGGTAGTGAAACAAGAAAGTATTTTGAACGAAATAAGAAATTAATAGATTTGTCTATGATACCAAAAGAGATTTCTGAAAGTATTATAAATAGATACAAAGACTGTAAAGATAATGATAGGTCGCTCCTATTACAATACTTTATAGACAATAAACTAAAAGCATTGATTGAAAATATAAATGACTTTTGAAAACATATATATGGAGAAATAAAAAATGGCTGAAAGAAATCCTAATCTCATATCACCAAAGACCATGGAAGCGATGGCTTCAACTGCTGGAAGTGGTAGAGAACTGTTTAGTGAAATCTTTACCAAAATCAATAACGCAAAAGATAAACCAAAGAAGATTGAGGTGTTGAGAAAATATGATACACCTAATATGAGAATGGTTTTAAAAGGTGCGTTTGATCCAAAGATAGAATGGGACTTACCTCCTGGAATACCTCCTTACATCACTAACGAGGCGCCAGCTGGTACAGAACATACTTATTTGGAACTAGAGGCAAAGAGATTATATAACTTTGTTAAAGGTGGTAATAATCAACTAAATAAAATAAGAAAAGAAACTTTGTTTATACAAATGTTAGAAGGCTTACATGCTGATGAAGCAAAGGTCTTAATTGACATGAAAAACAAAACACTTAATAAAACCTATAAAGGTCTAACGAGTGATATGGTAAAAGAAGCATTTGGCTGGAACGCCGACTTTGTAAAACCATAAAAAACACACGAATCAAAGGGTGCGACACTTGATGTTCACCCTTTGTTCCCCTTAAAAAACAAGTAAATACTAGCAAAATACCTATTGACAATCCCCTTTTTTTCGTGTATATTATAAATATGAAAGAGAGGAATATATAATGAAAAAGTTTGTAATTACAATATTAATAATAAATGGTTTGATATGGGCTTTATTATCAAACATACAAGCAAAAGCGAATGATTATGCCACAACAGTTATTGGTCATGTGATACAGAATCATAAAGAGATAGATCATAGTAAATTGTTGGAACAAGAAATGAGTAAAATGGGTCACCAGTTTGCTTTACAAATGGTATCAATTTTACAACAGCACTTACCTTACATTATGGACGGAGTAATGACAGAGTTAAAACTTGAGCTAGATAAAACGCACAAGTGTTTACTGTTAAAAGACACAAAAATAGGGGACAAAGACTGTGGGAAAAACAACAACTAAAAAATCTAAAGTTAAAAAAATACTTAAACGAGAACTTGTGAGTAATCGTAAATACAAAACAACTTACAAAGACATAAACAAGTATTTTAAAATTATTAATAAGGCAGTATTCAATAATATACTAGCACCTTTTAATGATGTACAGATTAAAAAAATTTATAAAGACGAGACAAAGAAGTCTTGCTACGGTCAAGTGGTTGTATGGGAATGGAAAAGAAAAGGAACTCAACAATTTCATTTAGAGATGCTACCATATTACAGAAACAAAAAAGACTTTGTGGATACTTTAGGACATGAAATGGTACACCTATATCAAATGGCCAATGTGGGTGATACTGGTAATCATAATAAACTGTTTTACAGTTTTAGGCCAAAATTGAATGCAATAGGTTTAGACCTATAAGAAAGGTATAATATGAGTGGTGTGAGAAGTGGGAAAGAGCTTGACCCTTATTTACGAGCTAGAATAGGCGAGGCGAGATTTAATTTAGAACAATTAATTAAACCTAGTAATCCAAGTGGTACAAAAAGAGTTTACTACCTAGGTAACTTTAGAAAAGATGTACTAGATAATTTCACAGAAAAACAATCAAACAAAATATTCGCAGCTATGGAAAAACTACATAAGTATGTACATTTATTTCAAAAGAAAGTACCAAGTTTTACAGATGCTGATGGTGTAGAGTGGTCAGGTTACGAATATATTGCGGTAAAAAAATAATGACTAAAGTAAGAACATTAATGTTACTTTTCATAATTCTATTTTGTGGGGCAACTTGGTCTCATTATAAAACATTAGCAGAAGATAACTTACCAAAAAGACCTGACTTTGAACATACAAGTAATAAACAGTTTTTAATAAATGTAAAACAATGTGTTGATTATGTTTATTTTTACAATCAAGTTGAAGAAGTTAACCTAGAACTATTATTAGCACAAGCAGCATTAGAGTCTGGTTGGGGTAATAGTAGATTTGCTATAGAGGGTAATAATTTATTTGGTATTAGAACTTACAACTTAAAAGAGCCACATATGTTACCATCAAATAATCCTAAAAAGTGGGGTGTAAAAGTTTATATGCACGAGTGTGATAGTGTATTGAACTATGTAAACTTACTAAATAATGGTAGTGCTTTTAAAAAGTTTAGAGAGTTGAGAGAACAAGGTATTACAGATCCTTACTTACTTGTAGAAACACTTGACGCATACGCAGCGGACAAAGACTATTTCTCAAAAGTCAAAAGTATATTAAGCAAAATTAGAAAAGATTATCAATAATATGTTTTTAACATTATTAACATTTCTATCGGCTATCTCTATCTCTGTTATAGCGGCTGGGTATTCAATCGTAGGACTAGCGACATTGTTCGCTGGTGCTGTTGTCCCTATCATCGCCATGGGATCAGCATTAGAAGTTGGTAAATTGGTAGCTGCGAGCTGGTTATATCACAATTGGAATAGCGATGTACCACGCTTATTAAAAGGTTATCTATTTGGTGCAATCATAGTATTAATATTCATAACATCACTAGGTATCTTTGGTTTCTTATCAAAGGCTCACCTAGATCAAGTCAAACCTACATCAGGTAATAATATCAAAATAGAATTGTTAGACAAACAAATCAATCAACAAAATTTAATCATAGAACGAGCAGAGAAACAAATTACTCTACTAGATAAAGCTTTAGAAGTCTATATTGATAAAGAATATGTGACTAGAGGTTTAAAAGAACGTAAGAAACAAGAAGAAGAAAGAAACGCATTAAATACAGCAATCAATGAGGCGAGTGATAAGATTGCTGAACTAACAAATCAAAAGGCATCTCTATCACTAGAACAAGATAAGATAGAGGCAGAAGTAGGACCAATTAAATATGTGGCAGAGTTAATTTATGGTGAACAAGCACAAGACAACTTTGATAAAGCTGTAAGGTTTGTTATATTGATACTCATATTTGTATTTGATCCTCTCGCTGTACTTCTATTGATTGCTGCCAATATATCATTAAGACAGTGGCGTAAGAAAAAAAATCTAATTAAAAGTGAAGAAAAA